CCTGCCGCTGGTGCACCCGCTGACGTTCGCCGCCGAGGCGCCAACGCACGAGGAGTACCGCTCGGGCACGCTTCCCGCCGGGGGCGTCTGGTTCCGGGTGCAACTCAATGACGGCAGCCAGGTGAAGCTGGACGCTGAGGACTTCTGGTACGTGCCCGCCATGAGCACCGACGGCATCCTCGGGCGCGGCATTCTGAACACCGCCCGTGGCTCGGTGGCCACCACCCTGGCCGGCGACAAGGCCGCAGCCAAGACGTTCTCCACGGGCGCGCTCATCTCCGGCCTGGCCACCCCGGATGACGAGGTGGACATCACCGATGACCTCCCGGAGATCCGGCGTCAGCTCCACAACGCCGTGTCCGGGGCGGACAACGCGGGAGCCATCGCGCTGGTCAACCGGCGGCTGAAGTTCAGTCCCTGGACGATGACCGCCCAGCAGGCGCAGTTCATCGAGTCGCGTCAGTTCCAGATCGAAGAGGTTGCCCGCTGGACCGGCGTCCCCCCGCATCTGTTGATGCAGGTGGAGAAGCAGACCTCATGGGGTACGGGCGTGGACGAGCAGAACCGCGGCCTGTCCAAGTTCGTGCTCGGCCAGTGGTCTATGCGGTTCCAGGAGCGCGCGTCGCGTCTGCTGGCCGCCCCGCGTTCGGTGGAGTTCGACTTCGCCGGACTGGAGCGCCCCAACTTCGCCGTGGAGATCGATCTGCTGATCAAGCAGGTGCAGGCCGGCCTTCTCACCCTGAACGAGGCTCGGGCCATCCGGAACCTTCCCCCGCTTCCCGAACCTGAGACGCCGCAGTCGGCGCCCGCCCCGGCGGGGGAGGAAGACGACGATGATCCGCCTGCCGAGTAACCTCCGCGCGCTGCGCGCCGCCTGGCGCGCCACCGAGGACGTTCAGCCCAGGGACACGGCCTGCTTCCGGGTGGCCAACGCCAGGTCCGAGGCGCCGAAGCTCTACGTGTACGACGTGATCGGCGGGTGGGACATGGACGCCACCGAGTTCGTCAAGGCCGTGCACGCGATCGACGCCAAGGCCATCGATCTGCACGTGAACAGCCCCGGCGGATTCGTCTACGACGCGGTGGCGATGTTCGAGGCGCTCCAGTCACACCCCGCCTCGGTGGCTGTCCACGTCGATGGCCTGGCCGCGTCTGCCGCCTCGTTCCTGGCCATGGCGGGGGACAGCGTGGACATCGCGCGCGGCGGCCGGATGATGATCCACGACGCGCAGGGAGTAGGAGTCGGCGGACCGGCCGACATGCGCGAATACGCCGATCTGCTGGACGCGGTTTCGGACGACATCGCCGGTTACTACGCCGCCCGGGCGGGTGGCAAGCCCGCTGAATGGCGCAAGGCGATGACCGCCACCACCTGGTATTCGGCCACCGAGGCCGTGGACGCCGGACTGGCGGACCGGGTGACCGGCGGCAAGGACACCAAGAATTCCGCTCCGGACAACCGGACGCGGCTCATTCAGGCGCGGCATCGTGCCCTGGCTACCCGAGGAGGGTAGATGCGCACCATTGAAGAGATCACCGCTGCGATGACCGCGCTTGTTGACGGGGCCGTGGACCGGCCGCTCACGGACGAGGAAGTCACGCAGTACGAGGGCATGGAGACCGAACTCCAGGGTGTCCAGCGAACCCAGAACATCCGGCAGCGCAACGCCGCCTACAACGTCGTGCGCACCCCGGCCGGCGTCCCCTCGCGCGGCACCGGCACCCAGGACGGGCGCACCGATCTCGACCGGGCGTTCGAGAACTACCTCCGCACTGGCATTCCCAACCAGGACATCTCCGGTCTGCGAGTGACCAACGCGCAGGGCGAGGGCGGCAGCGCGACCGGTGGCTACCTGGTGCCCAACGAGTTCCAGCGCAAACTGGTGGAGGTGCGCAAGGCGTTCGGCGGGTTCGCCGCCAACGTGGAGACGCTCAACACCACCACGGGCGCACCGCTGGAGTACCCGACCATCGATGACACCAGCAACGAGGGTGACATCACCGCCGAGTCCGCCGCCGTGGCGTCCGGCGCCGACCTGACGTTCGGCTCGGTCACCCTCAATGCGTACAAGTACACCAGCGCGGGCGCTGGCTCGAACCTGCCGCTGCGGGTGTCGGTGGAGCTGCTCCAGGATGCCGCGTTCGACGTGGAGGGGCTGGTGGCCCGCAAGCTGGGCCAGCGCATCGCCCGCAAGCAGGCCAGCCACTGGGTGACCGGTACTGGCGTTGGCCAGCCCAAGGGCATCGTGGCCGCCAGTCTCACGGCCGATCGCGACCTGGACACGGCCGACACCCCCGACTACGAGGACCTGGTGGAGTTCCAGGACCTCCTGGACGAGGAGTACGACCCCAACGCCAAGTGGTTGATGGAGAAGGCCACCTGGACGCTGCTGCGGCTCATCGTGGACCTGAACGGACGGCCGATCATCCAGTCGGCCAACGAGGGCATCTCCGGGAGGCCGGAACGGATGCTCCTCGGCAAGCCGGTGATCATCGACGAGGCGATGCCCACCCTGTCGAGCGCGGCTGACACGTTCGCCATCGCGTACGGCGACTTCCGGGAAGCGTACGTCCTGCGGCGCGTGTCGGGTCTGGTGGTCGTGGTCAACCCGTATACCCGGGCAGCCAACGGCGAGGTGGAGTTCACCGCCTGGGAGCGGGCGGACGGCAACATCCAGAACCGCACCGCCTACAAGATCCTTCAGAACAACACCTGAGAGGCGACCATGAGCAACGTCCGTTACGACCTGGCGAACATGGCGAAGATCGCCTCCTCCAAGGTGACCATCGCCAGCGCCACCACCACATCCTTCGACTTCGGCACCCCGGACGACATCAACCTCGCCGCGCTGTCCGGCTACTCCCCCGGTGATCGGATCCTCGTGGTGCTCACCGCGTCCACTGCGGGCACCACGGACAGCCTGACGTGGGTCATCCAGGACGCGCCGGACTCGTCCGGCTCGATCGGCACCACGGCGACGGCGGTCACCAGCGTGGTGGCGGGGGCGCTGTCGGCCGGCACGAGTGACGACTACTCGGCGTTCGCTGTGCAGGTGCAGCCCAACCGCCCCTGGCTGCGCGTGCGCGTGACCTCGGGCGGTGCGACGGACACGTTCGTCACCCACTGCTCCGTGTACGCGGTTCCGAACGGAGTCTGACATGCCGACCACACGGCAGTTGGCCGCAGCCTTGAACCCCACCGATCTGGTGCGCCGGATCGAGGAGCTGGAACAGCGGGTGGAGCGCCTGGAGGCGGACGCCGCCCCGCTGGGCACCCGGCGCACCGCGAAGAAGGCCGCCTCGGCGGCGAACGAATAGAAGGGAGGGACGGTCGTGACCTGGAAGCCGGATTACGTCACCAGCGTGGAACTGAAGGGCTACCTGAGCCTTCAGGACAACGCTCGCGACGCGTTCGTGGCGCTCTGGATCACGACCGTTTCTCGCAACATCGATGACCACTGCGGCCGACAGTTCGGCAAGGTGGCCGCCGCCGAGGACCGGTACTACACGCCCGTCTACGACGCACACGAGTGCGCCTGGTTCTGCGAGATCGACGATCTCCAGGACACCACGGGATTCACGGTGGAGGACGAGAACGGCGATGCCGTGGCCGTGCAGTCGGCCACCACCGACGGGTACACCCTGCTGCCCCGCAACGCGGCGGCGAAGGGCGAGCCGTACACCCGGCTCAAGCTCACCGTGTCCACCGGCGAGATCACCGGAAACGGCCTGTGGGGCTGGAACGCCACGCCCAGCAGCGTCAAGACGGGCATGCTCCTTCAGGCGGCGCGGCTCAACGCGCGGGTTGACAGCCCGTTCGGCATCTCGGGCTCGCCGCAGGAACAGGGCGAGCTGCGCTTGCTGGCCCAGCTCGATCCGGACTTCCGCACCAGCCTGAAGCCGTTCGTCCGGAAGTGGTGGGCGGCATGAGGCTCGATGCGGTGATGGACGAGGTGGCCACGGTGCTCACCGGCATCACGGGCATCAACGTGTTCCCGTACCCGCCGGGCACTCTGACCGCCCCGGCCGGATACGTCTCGTACCCGCGCTCCGTCGATTTCGACGCGGCGTACGGGCGCGGGGAGGACGGGTTCGCCGACCTGCCGATCGTTCTGGTGGTGGGCAAGCCGAACGACAAGTCGTCGCGGGACCGGGTGGCCGTGTGGGCGTCCGGGGATGGCCCACAGTCCCTCAAGCGCCACATGGAGGCGCACACCTGGACCTCCTGTGACGACCTGGTTGTTACGTCCTGCGAGTTCGACCTCGAAATGATCGCCGGCACCCCGTACCTGGCGGCGATGTTCAAAGCAACCGTTGTCGGCCCCGGGGAGGACTAAGTGGCCACCACTCTGAACACGATCGTGACCGCGCAGATCAGCGGCACGTACAAGAACCTGTTGGACCTTGGTACGCCCACCGACAGCTTCCTGAAGAAGGTGTCGATCGAGCTGGCCAACGGCACGTCTGCGAACTCGGCGGACCTGATGTTCCACGATCAGCGGACTCTGGGAGCCTCGGCCACGGAAGACCTCGACCTGGCCGGCTCCCTGGCCAACCCGCTTACCGGTGCGACGATGACGTTCGTCGAGCTGCGCGCGTTCATGGTGTTCGCTGCCAGCGCGAACACGAACAACGTCCAGGTGACTCGGCCGGCATCCAACGGTGTTCCGTCGTGGTTCCTTGCGGCCGGTGATGGTGTGGCCATCCCGCCCGGTGGCGTCTTCCTGTGGTCCTGCCCCGCAGACGGCAAGGTGACCGTCACCGCAGCAACCGGGGACCTGATCACCGTGACCAACTCTGCTGGATCGACGTCGGTCACCTACGACGTTGTCATCCTCGGCACCAGCGCGTAAGGGAGCGCCGTCGTGGCACGCAAGCACAGCAAGCTGACCGTGATCTTGGTCGCGGGTACCGACATCTCGCAGTACTGCACCGACAGCAACGTGGAGAAGTCGGCGGGCACCGAGGACAACACGACGTACGGCAAGAACTCGGTCGTGAAAGACCCGACGCTGCTCACCGGGGCGTTCGGGTGCTCCGGCAAGTACGACTCCACCGCATCGACCGGGCCGCGCGCACTCCTGGTCCCCCTGATCGGCACCTCGGTAACGATCAAGCACCGTCCGGAGGGCACCGGTTCCGGCCTGCCGCAGGACAGCTTCACCGCGGTCATCACGAAGTACAACGAGACAGCCCCGGTCGCCGGCTACCGCACGTGGTCGCTGGAGACCGAGCCGTCCGACGACTGGGACCACACCGCGCAGACCTGAGGAGTGACGGCATGACCGAATACGCCAGCTTCGATGACCTGATCGCGGGCAGCCTGGAGGACGACGCGGAGGATGTCACCTTGCCCACCGGCAAGGTGGTCCGCATGCGGGGGCTCACCCGTCACGAACTGCTGTTCAACGGCAAGGGCGCCGACGACAACCCGCTGCTTCTGGAGCGGCGCAACGTGGTCTCCTGCCTGGTGCAGCCGAAGCTCACCATCGCGCAGGTGGAGCAGTGGCAGCGCAGGGACCGGGCCAATGGCGACTTCCGGGCGCTGTCCGAGGCGATCCGCAGGCTGTCCGGCCTTGACGAGGGAGCCGACAAAAGCAGCGTACGAGACGTTCGAGACGAGTCCTGACCAAGAGTTCGACTTCTGGCTGTGTGAGCGGCTCGGTTGGCGTTCGGTGGCCGCCATGCGGCGTGGCCTGTCGGCAGCCGAGTACCTCCGGTGGTCGATCTATCACCAGCGCAAGGCGCAGCGGCAGGAACTCAAGGCGAGCGGAGGGTGAGCCGGTGGAAGCGAAGATCCAGGTAGAGGGACTTGCCCAGCTCAATCGGGCCTTGCGCGCGGTCGACAAGGACGCGCCCAAGGGCCTGCGCCTGGCGTTCAACTCCGCTGCGGAGATCCTCGTCAACGAGGTGCGCCCGAAGATCCCGCAGGCGTCCGGCGCCGCTCGCCGCTCCCTGGTGGCCAGGTCCACCCGTACGTCGGCCAGGGTGGGCGTAGGCGGCAAGCGGGCGCCCTACTACCCCTGGCTTGATTTCGGCGGCCAGGGACGCATTGCGGGGCGTCCCGGCCCCCGGCCGTTCATCCGCGAGGGTCGCTACGTCTACCCGACCCTGCGGGCGATCCGGCCCCGGATCGAAGCTGAGCTTCAGCAGAAGCTCACCGCGGTCATCGTGGATTCCGGGCTGGAGGTGCAGTAGATGGGCAACACCGTAGCCCTGGAATTCGCGGGTGACGCCACCAAGCTCCAGCGGGCCGCGAAGGAGTCGACGAAGGCCGTCGAGGACGTGGCCAAGGCGGCGAAGGACTCGGGCGCCGACCTCAGCGCGGCGGCCAAGGAGTCGGCCACGTTCACCGATCGCATCGGCAAGCTGGGCGCCGGGGTGTCCGGCATGACGGACGCGTTCGACTCGGCGGGCGCGGCGGTGCAGGGGCTGGCCGATCTCCAGTCGGCTGGTGTCGAGCGAGCCCAGCGCCTGGCCCGCGCGGCCAACGATGTCCGCCAGGCCACCGAGGACATGGCACAGGCCACCCGTGACGGTGCTCAGGCTGCCATCGACGCCGATCAAGCAGAGGTGGACCTGGAACAGGCCCGGCTCGATCAGGCCACCGCGCTGAAGGATTACAACGAGGCGGTCAAGGAGCACGGCAAGAACTCGGCCGAGGCGCGCCAGGCACAGATTGACCTCAAGCAGGCTGGGGTCGATGTGAAGCAGGCGCAGGAGGATGCGGCGCAGGCCATCCGGGACGGTCAACAGGCCAGCATCGACGCCGAGGCGGCCACGCTCGACCTGGCCGAGGCTCAGCGTGAGGCGAAACCGCCGGAGCTTCAGGAGTGGGCCGACAAGATCCAGATGGTTACCCCGCTGCTGTCCGGCCTGGTGGGCATCGTGGGACTGGTCACTGCTGCGCAGTGGGCGTGGAACGCGGCCACCCTGGGCTCTCCGGTCACGTGGATCGTGCTGGGCATCGCGGCCATCGTGGCCGGAATCGTGCTGCTGGTGAAGAACTGGGACACGGTGAAGGCGGCCGGCGCCAAGGCGTGGAACTGGATCAAGGACGCCGCATCGTCCGCCTGGAACTTCCTGAAGAAGATCCCCGGTTGGATCGCCACGGCCTTTTCCGGCATTGCGAAGTTCATCTCTGCCCCGTACCGCAAGGCGTTCAACCTGATCAGCGACGCGTGGAACAACACCATCGGCCGGTTGAGCTGGACCGTGCCCGGGTGGGTGCCGGGGATCGGTGGCAACACGATCAGCGTTCCCAACCTGCCGAAGTTCCACTCCGGCGGCACCGTGCCCGGTCCTCCGGGCTCGGAGATGCTGGCCGTTCTGCAAGGCGGTGAGGAAGTAGTCCCGCGCGGCGGGGACGGCGGGGGAACCGTGCACGTGACCGTGATGCTCAACCGTGAGGTGCTCATCAATGGGTTGGCCAAGGGTGTGCGCCGCCGTGGCGGCAATGCTCAGTTCACTCTTGGGGGCGTCAATGCCTAGCCAGGACGTGGCCGTGGAGCTGTTCTACGACAGCGCGTGGCATGACCTGGTGCCCGCTGATGACGTGCTCGCCGACACCCCGATCACCATCATGCGAGGGAACTCCGACGAATCCCCGGCGCCGCGTCCGGCGCTTGTCGAGCTGCGACTTGAGAACTCCGACGACATGTACCGCACCGGCAATCCCGAGAGTCCGCTGTACGGCAAGGCCGGGGTGAACACGCCGCTACGGGTGTCGGCGGGTGGCGTGGTGCGCGGGCACGTGGAGGCGTCCTCGTTCGCGGCCGGCCAGTCTCGCGACTTCCGCCGGTATCCCCGGCGCGGCAAGGCATGGGTAGACGTGGAGGCGGGCGGCATCCTCCAGCGGGTCAACAACTGGTCCGAACAGCTCAAGAGCCCGTTCCGGCAGTACAACGAGGATGTCTCCGGCCTCACCGGCTACTGGGCGATGGAGGATGCGCGCGGCTCCACCAAGGCGTTCTCCTCGGTGCCGGGTGCCGGTAACAGCTCGCTGCTGGGAGTGTCGTTCGACAGCCAGCAGCGCCCGCCCGGTTCCGCCCCGCTGGCCGACGTGGTTCTGCGCGACGAGTCGTTCTTCCAGTTCGTNCCCGGCGGCACNAACGACGGGTGGCAATACTCNGTGGTCACCTACATGACCTCGTTCGGCGGNTCGTTCTTNACCCCGCTGAACCTCCAAATGCAGGACCGCAGCAACGTTTCGTTCAGCATCGACGACTCCACCAACCAGGTCACCACTCTTTCCACCGACTCCAGCGGGACCACCCGGTGGACCTCGACGAACGGCTTCGACCCCACGTACTTCGAAGGCCGCTGGGTGATGTTCGTGGTGCAGTGCACCGAGTCCGGCGGCACCGTCACCCAGGACGTGTGGTGGCGGGCCATCGACGAGAACACCTGGTGGAACCAGAATGGCACCTTCTCAGGCACCACGTCCTCCCTGAAGCAGTCCAGCGGGTCCGGCCTTCCGGACGGGTCCACGTTCGGCCACATGATCGGCACCACGGGCACGGTCGACGAACTGACCGACGAGGCACGCTTCACCGCCTTCCGGGGGCACGCCAACGAGACCACGGCGGACCGGTTCGCACGACTGTGCACGCTCAAGGGGATCGCGTACACCATCCTTGGCACGGCAGCCGACTCCTACCCGATGGGTCCGCAGGGCGTGGACACCCTGGCGAAGCAGTTCGAGGAGATCCAGACCACCGAGGACGGGCTGATCTTCGATGACATCGATGCCGTCGGACTGGTGTTCATGCTGCGTGGCGCGCGGTACAACCAGACCCCGGCGCTCACCCTCAACGCGGCCGGCAGCAGCCACGGCATGCCGTCACTACCGGTTGAGGTGACCGACGACCTACCCGTGCACAACGTGGTGACGGCGAAGCAGCGCGACGGCGGCGAGTACACCGCCACCGACTCCACCAGCCCCATGGGCACTCAGGCGCCGCCGGACGGACGCAACGAATACCGCCAGACGGTGGACGTGAACGTGGCCGAAGAGGCCACCGGGCTCTACCAGCAGGCCCACTGGTGGCTCGGCCGGGGAACCGTCAACCTGCCCCGGTATCCGCAGGTGGTGGTGAACCTGGCCGCGCTGGATGCGGCCACCCTCGCCCAGGTGGAGGCGGTGGATGTCGGCAACGTCATCGAGATCGTGAACTACCGGGAGAACACGATCCGGCTGTACGCGCTGGGCTGGACGGAGACGCTCGGACGTTCGGACGCCGAACGGGTGATCGCGTTCACCTGCGCACCCGACCAACAGTTCGTTGTGGGCGAGTGGGACGCCGCGGACAGCCTGTGGGACTCGCGGACCACCACCCTGAAGACCGCCGTGAATGCCACGGCCACGTCCCTGACGTTCCGCACGGTCAGCTCCAAGGGCGTGTGGTCCACCACCGGGGAACCGTACGACGTGTTCGTCTCCGGTGAGCGGATCACCGTGACATCGATGGGCGCGGCGTCGCTGGTGTCCGGCGCCTATGACCAGACGGCCACAGTGGTCCGCAGCATCAACGGCATCCGTAAGTCACTGGCGGCGGGCGATCCGATCGCTGTCGCCACTCCAGGAAGGTGGGCGCTGTAATGGGTGACCCGATCGCCGCGGGCGACCGCACGTACGCCGACGATGCGATGTCGGCCACCGAGCCGGACGCGCAGGTGTTCACCTCCAGCGGCACCTGGAACAAACCCGCCTCGGCGAAGATCGTGCACGTGGAGGTGGTGGGCGGCGGCGGCGCGGGTGGCGGGGCGGGCGCCACCGGTGCGTCGCAGTGGTCGTTCGGCGACGGCGGCGGCGCGGGTGAGTACGCGTCCGGCTGGTACGACGCGGACGACCTGGCCTCTTCGGTGTCCGTGACCATCGGGGCGGCCGGCACGGCGGGCACCGGCAACGGCGGCGACGGCGGCACTTCATCGTTCGGCACCACGATCACGGCGGCCGGTGGGACCGGCGGCAGTGTCCGTACGGCCAGCAGTACCGCTCAGTTCTCCGCTGGAGGGCACGGCGGGCTAGGTGGTACTGGCGGGACCGGGGGCAGCGTGCGGATCCCTGGCGGCGACGGTGGGACCGGTATCGGCATCAGCTCGACCGCCGGTACCGGCCAGCGGGGCGGCGACGGCGGGGC